ATATACAGGCTCTAAAAAGACCAGGAGACGAAAATATAATTTTTAATCAGGGCAATAAAGTAATAAGTGTAATAGAAAATGGCTGGATATTGGAATATGACAACATAAGGATAGTAGATATAGAAAAGTACAAAAAAATAAATGCAAATAGTATAAATCAAGATCTTAGAAAAACTTTAAAGCTAGGTAATATAGTTGAAACAGAATATAAAGATGACATTATACAGGGAAAAGTAGTCCACATTTATAATAATGGATATACTTGCAACATAATTGAAGGAAATAGATATATACCTATTCCTATATGTGGAATTAGGCAGGTGATAGCTTGAGTTGGATAGATGAAATATTAGATAGAGCATTAGAGAATGTTAAAAAGGATTTAAAAGAAAAAGACAAGCCTTTAAAAAGATATAAAAAAAGAGTTAAGAATAGAAACATCTTGTATAAGAAAAGGATGAAACTAGGTAGGGTAAAAAGAAAAGTAAGAGGTGGTAATCGTGGAGGAAAATAAAAAAAGATTCATGGATTATGCAAATTTAAGATTAAAGCAAAAAGAATATAAGAAAAGATTATTGTATTCAGATATTGCAGATTTAAGGATTAAGAGTATTGAGAAATCAAGAAATAGAAAAAATGGTCAGTTCTAGGAGGGAGCATTGTGTTAAATAAAATATTAGGAGCTATTGCAATATTAACTTTTATATGGTTAGTGGCATTTAAAAAGATAGATAAAGAAGAAAATTCAATGTGCAAATTTAATTGTGAATATTGTGGTGAGAATGGTGTTTGTGGCATAAAGAAAGGAGCGACAAAGAGCTATGATGAATAAAAAAATTTATGAGAGATATAAAAAAAGTGTAGAGAATGATTTAAGAAATTATCCATATTGGTTGTTGGCCATAGAAACTCCAGGTCTAGGTTCTCCAAATAGGTGGGGACAAATAAAGCAGAATGGATACTCTCATACAAGTACTGTAGAAGAAGATATGTTAAGGGACATGGAAAAGAGTTGGAAAGTTGATGTAATAACTAAAGTATTAGGACAGTTAGATCCTAAAAGTAAAAAAATAATTGAAGAGTGGTATTTTAGAGATATTATGACAAGAGAAGAAATACAAGTGAGCTTAAATTTAGATAAAAATAAGTTTTATTACTATAGGAATAGGACTTTAAAAAAATTTATGGCAGCTTTAAATTATATTTAATAAATAAAAAGTTAGAAAAAATCAAGAAAAATTAAAGAAAAAATTAATGCAACAAAGGGAAAGGTAATATATCATATGATATAAGGGTTAAAAGCCCACGCAGGGAACTTATCGTACAGTAAGGCAACTGCGAAAATAAAAAAACAAACATATTGTGTATGTACTAAAGGGCACTTGGAACAGACTTTTAATCTGTAATCCAGGTGCTTTTTACATACCTGTAAAAGTACAGGAGATTATATCAAAAGGATGTGAGGATATGCTAAGTATGTATACAAGTTATATATGTATTTATTGTAAGAAAGAATTTGTTTTATTAACAGAAGAATTACAAAATACAAAAGGATACTTAGTATGTCCTTACTGTTCTAGTAGAAAAGTTAAGAAAGAAAAAATAACAGATAGCTTAAAAGAGTGTATGGGACATAGTAGTTATAAGAAAATAAAAGGAACAATAAGGCAGGTGAGATAGTTGGGGATAAAAAGGCCTGCTAAACCAATTACTAGTACAACTAAAGTATTAGATATACAAGACTATCTCAGATACAAAAATGAAAGAGATTATGTATTATTTATACTAGGAATTACAACAGGGTATAGAGCAGGTGACTTAGTTAAATTAAAGGTTAGAGATATTAAAGAAGCTTTAAAGAGAAATGAATTTACAATTTATGAAGGAAAGAAAATGAATTGTAAAAACATAAAAGACAGAAATAAAAAACCGAGATCGGTTGAAGTACTTCCTAAGCTAGCTAAAATATTAAAAGATTGGATTAAAAATAAAAAGGACTATGAATATGTATTCCAATCTAGGAAAGGTATTAATCAGCATATAGGAGTGCAAGCGGTAAGTAATATATTAAAAGAGGCAGGAGAATATTTCGATTTAAATGATATAACTGCACATAGTATGAGAAAGACGTATGCATATAAAATATACATGGAAAGTGATAAAAATATAGTTGCAGTTAAAGAGTTATTGGGCCATAGAAGTATAGAAGAAACTAAAAAGTATATAGGACTAGATAAAGAAAAGTATCATCAATATTCAAAATCATTAGAGGAATATATTAGATGATATTTTATTTTTTTTATTAGTCAATGTTTAAAAAATTATATAGTAAGTATTGAAGGTATAAAATTAAGTGCATATATTAGAAGTTAATTTTTAGAATGAATGTGCTATTCACATATATAATTAAACATTCGACCTTATTTTGATGATACATAGTAAAGCTAGATATATCAATACTTAGCAAGTGTTTTGTTAATAAATGTTATTCTGTGTTTTCATACTGAATTTAAAGAGTTAGGAAATATGAAAGAATAGCGTAGCACTTTACAAAGCAAGTGCTACGATAATGAGGTGAAAAAGTTGGCGAGAAGTGATAGCTTTGAAGACATAATCGAAAGCCGTCTAGATGAGATAGAACAATGGGTTGAACATAATAATACTGACAAGGAAATAGCCGAGAAACTAGGGGTTGCATATTCCACATATAGGAAATATAAAAGCACTAGCGTAGCACTTAAGAGCCGGATTGCTACGGCAAAAGATAAGAAGAATCAAGAAGTTGAAAAGGCATTGTATAAATGTTGTATTGGATATCATTATTATGAAGATGTAGTAACGAAAGTTAAAACAGAAGAATTAATTGATGGACAAATAATAACAAATGAAGATGTTAAGATTAGTAAAGTTAAAAAATACAAAGGCCCTGAGTTAAATGCACAGAAGTATTGGTTAAATAATAAAGAGAAAGCTAAGTGGAAGGAAGACCCACACAAAGTTTCTAATGATAAGAAGGTTACTAAAATGAAAGAAAGAGAAGTAGAATTAAAAGTTAAGATGATGGAAGGGTTGGAAGAATAAATACCTATTTATAAAAGGTGTAGCAGATGTAATAAAAGAATACCTTCGGGAACTGTGTGTTCATGTAAAGATAAGAGATATAAAGAAGAAGATAAATACAAGAAGGATACTAAAGAAAAACAATTCTATTCTAGCGAAGAGTGGAGCATAATGAGAGACAAGGCGAAGGATAAGTACAAAGGAATAGATATATATAGTTATTATGTACTAGGCATAATTGAATACGGACAAACAGTTCATCATATAGAACCAATAAAAAAGAATTGGAATAAGAGATTAGATATTAATAATCTTATATATCTTACTGAAAGCAATCATAAGAAGCTACATTATAGAATGGATCATGGAGAAGAACAGGAAGTTATTAAAGAACTATACGAACTTATAAAGAAATTTGAGAAAGAAATGATAAATTAATATAATAAATATTTTTTATTTATTATAAAGCTATAGGGGGTATAGAAAAATGTTTTGAAAGATCTCTTCTAGACCGCATCCCTAATGTTCTTTCCGCAAATTTCCCAATAAAAAATTAGAAAGGTAAATTTTAAAAAAGAAAGAAGGTGAAAAATAATATATGTCAAAAGCAAGAGTCCCATTAGAAATGCAAAAAAAACATTTAACACATGAAGAAAAAATTCAAAAAGAACAAGAAGAAGAAATTTTGACATTAGGAAAAGACCAATTAGAAAATCCACCTTCTTGGCTTATAGATGGCATTGCAATAGGAGAATTTAAAAGGATAGTTAAAGAAAATGAGAAGGTTAATATAATTGGTAACTTAGATGTAAATAATTTAGGTGCATATTGTAATTCATATTCAATGTACTTAAAAGCAACAGAAGGACTTAAAGGTAAATCATTAGTTTTAAGGAAAATAACAAAGAATGGACCTATAACAGTGGAAAATCCATTAATTAAAGTTCAGAAAAATTATGCAGAAGAAATGAGAAAATTTGCTTCACTATGCGGAATGACTATTGACAGCAGATTGAAATGTGCGACAGTTAAGACTACTAAACAGCAAGAAGATATAGTAGATGAATTCGGGGATATTTAATGACAATTAAAGAAGAGCTGATTCAATATGCTAATGATTGTATTAACAATAAAGTTATAAGTGGTCAAAAACATAAGTGGGCATGTTTAAGGTTTTTAGAGGACTTAAAAAAGTCAGAATTAAATATATTAAAAGAACCTTTTAATTATTACTGGAATGAAGAAGAAGCTTCAAAAATAGTTAAATGGTTTTCTTATTTAAAACATAGCAAGGGTGTATTAGCAGGTAAGTTTATAGAGTTAAACATCTGGCAAAAATTTTGTTTGTGTCAAATTTATGGCTGGGAGCATAAAGAAACTCATTTAAGAAGATTTACTAAAAGCTTTATTGAAGTTGCTAGAAAAAATGCTAAATCTCAAATGGAAGCTGGCGTTACTTTGTATGAAATGTCAGTTAGAGCAACTAGAAATAGAGAAATCTATGAATGTTATTGTGCTGGTGTAAAAAGAAAACAATCAGAAGTTATATTTAATGAATGTAAAAATTTATTACGTGGCTCACCACTGAAAAAGAAATTTAAAATAAATAAAGGGACAATAATTCACATAAAAACAGGTAGTACATTAGAGCCGCTAAATAAACAGGATGGTAAAGAAGGGGATGGTAGTAATCCAGCGTTACTGGTATTGGATGAATACCATCAACATAAAACTACTGAATTTTATGATTTAGGGTTAGGTGGGAATACTAAAGAAAGTCTGCTTATGATAATAACTACAGCGGGAGTAGATTTAACTTATCCATGCTTTACTCAAGAATATTCGTATTGTTCAAAAGTATTAGACCCTAACATTGATATAATTAATGATGAATATTATATTGATATTTGTGAAGTTGACGAAGATGATGACGAAGATAATGAAGAAAATTGGCATAAAGCTAATCCTGTAAGAATGACTTATGAAGCGGGTATTAAAAAAATTAAAGAAGAATATAAGATTGCTAAAGAAATACCCGAAAAAATGAGTGCTTTTTTAACTAAATGCTTAAATAAGTGGGTGCAAGCTAAAAAGAATGGTTATATGGATATGGCTAAATGGAAAAAATGTGAAGTTGAAAAGATACCATATAACTTGAAAAATAGAATAGTATATGTTGGATTTGATATGTCAGCGAAGATAGATTTAACTTCGGTGGCTTTTATTATACCTATTTTAAGCAATGAAATAGATAAAACAGGTAAAAAAATAGTTAAATATTTATGCTTTTCACATTCATTTATACCAAATCGAGAAAAGTTAAGAGAAAGAACTAAGATAGACAAAGTTCCTTATGACGCATGGGAGCGATTAGGATATCTAACTATAACTGATACAGAAATAGTAGATCAGCAACAAGTTATTGAATATGTTTTAAAAACTTGTGAAGAAAATAAGTGGAAAGTCGATACTTTATGTTTTGATCCAGCAAATGCAAGTAAAATTATGATGGATTTATCAAATGAAGGATATGCTGTTGAAGAAGTGTATCAATCACATAAGTCTTTAAATGAAAGTACTGCTGGATTTAGAGAGCAGGTTTATTGTAAAAATGTTATTTATACAAATAATCCATTACTTAACTTTTCTATGAGTAATGCAGTAATAAAACAAAATAATGGACTTATCAAAATAGATAAAGATGCAACAATAAAGAGAATAGATCCAGTTGATGCTATGTTATGCGCTTTTAAGTTAGCATTATATCATGAATTTGTAGACACTGCTGATGTTGATGAATGGCTTGATAGTGATGAATGGTAAGGAGGTGAAAAATGAGAATAATAAATAAAGTTAAAAAAATATTTAAAAATGAAGTTGAGACAATAGGTACTAATCCTACTTTAGAGGAACTAAAGGAGTTTTTTAACAGCAATATTGAAGAGATTGCAAATAATAAACTTACAAGTACAAGTTATTATTCATGTATGCAAATAAGATGCAATGCTATAGCTAAATTACCATTGAAACTTATGCGAGAAACTGAAAAAGGATCAATAAAAGCAAAAGAACATAATTTATATAAACTTTTAAAGAAAAGGCCTAATCCTTTTACTAATTCACATGATTTCATTTGGGCTACAGAATTTAATAGACTAGAATATGGCAATGCTTTTTGGGTTATGGATGCGAATATTCGAGGTCAAATACAAGCTTTATATTTATTAGATAGTAGAAAAGTAACTATTATAGTTGATAATACTGGAATTTTGAATAATAAAAATGCAGTTTATTATATTTATGAAGATGAAAAACAAGGTCAAATTATTTATACAAGTGATGAAATAGTACACTTTAAGAATTTTAGTATGAATGGATTAAAAGGTACTAGCATTAAGAAATATATAGCTGATACAGTAGAAAATGAACAATATTCAGCTAAATTATTAAAAGATAAATATAAAAATGGACTTCAGGATCCTATTATCGTTCAATATATAGGTGATTTGAATGATGCTAAACAACAAAAAATAAAGAAAAAGTTTGCTGATATGGGTGGTGCTAAAAATGCTAGTAAGGTTGTACCAATCCCAACAGATTTCAAAGTAGAACAATTAGAAACTAAACTTGTAAACAGTCAATTTTTTCAATTACAAGGTCTTACTACAAGACATATTGCTAATGCTTTTGGTGTAAAAGGCTTTCAACTTAATGATATGGAAAAAAGTACTTATAACAATATCGAACAACAAAATAAAGCTTTTTATAGTGATACCTTACAAAATTCTTTAACTACTTATGAACAAGAAATGAATTATAAACTACTAACTACAGATGAACAAGAGAAAAAAGGATACTACTGGCAATTCAATGTTGATAGTATTTTAAGAAGCGATTTAACAAGTAGAACAACTTCATATCAAGCTGGAATTAATACAGGATATATGACAATAGCAGAAGTTAGAGAAAAAGAGAATTTACCTTACATTGAAGGCACTGATAAATTAATAATAGGGAATGGTGCAAGCATACCATTAGAAGATTTAGGAAAGCAGTATAGAAAAGGGGGTGAGAATATTGAGAAAGATTAATTGTACTGTTTTTGATAAAAAATCTAATAAATTAAAAAATGTTGGATTTATGGAAATAAAAAATAGTAGTAATGGAAATGGAGAGCTATATTTATATGGAGATATAGTAAGTGATCAATGGGGAAAGTGGTCAGATGATGATACTTGCCCACAAGATGTAGCTAATTTTTTAAAAGAATTAAATTCTTTTGATAATTTAGATATTTATATTAATAGTGGTGGTGGGTCTGTATTTGCTGGAATTGCTATCTATCATCAATTAAAAAGACATAATGGCTTTAAAACTGTTCATATTGATGGAATAGCAGCTAGTATTACTAGTGTAATTTCATGTGCTGGTGATAAAGTTATTATACCTAAAAGCGCACAGTTTATGATTCATAAGCCAACAGCTAGTTACTTTTGGACTTCACTTAATGCTGATGAATTAAGAAAAGAAGCTGATACCTTAGACATATGTCAAGATTCAATTAGAAATATTTATATGGAGAATGTAAAAGAAGATATTACAGAAGAAGAAATAAATAATTTAATTAATGCTGAAACATGGTTTACTGGTGAAACAGTAACAGATTATTTCAATTTTGAAGTTGAAGAAAGTTCAGAAAAGGTAGCTAGTACAAGTCAATTTTATGATAAATATAAGAATACTCCTAATAAATTATTAAAAAATAAAATAATAAAAAATAATGAACATAATGAATTAAAAAATAAACTACAAACTGAGCTAGATTTACTTAGTATGTAGTTTTTTTTATGTAAAAAATTAAAAAGGAAGTGTATTAAATGAAAAAATCTTTAGAAATGAGAAATAAATTAGAAGGTTTAAAAAATGAAGCGCAAGCTTTATTAGATGAAAATAAAGTTAAAGATGCACAAGATAAAATGGAAGAAATTAAAGACTTAAAAAATGCTATTGGCATTCAAGAAGCTTTAGAGAAAGAAGAAGAAGAAGTACTTGTAGCTGAAAATAATATTAACAATGATCCAAAAGATAATAATAATGAAATGCCAGAACATAAAGCTAAAGAAAATGCTAATTGCATAAGGGCCATGATAAAAAAAGTTACTGGAAGAAGTCTAACAGAAGCTGAAAATGCTTTATTAGTTCAAACTCCACAGACTAGCGCAGGAAATGGGGAAGGCTATCTACTACCAACAGATGTTTCAACTTTAATTCACAAAAAGATAAGAGAATATAGAAGTTTAAGGGATGCAGTAGGATATATGCCTGCTGGTGCATTAACAGGATCATTCCCGGTAGAAGATTTTGAAACAGTATCAGAACTTATTGATTTTACAGATGGTACAGACGGAGGCGATAGTGATGATATTAAATTTAAAAATGTATCTTATGCTTTAAAGGAAAAGGCAGCATTCATTAAGCTATCTAATACTTTATTAAAAATGACAGATAATGCTTTAATATCTTATGTAGTTGAAGTTTTTGCTAAAAAAGCAGTTATAACAGAAAACAAGATAATTATTACTAAATTAAAAGAGAATAAAAAAGTAAAAGAATTAAAAGGTTGGCAAGACTTAAAGAAATCCTTAAATATAGATTTAGATCCAGCAGTTTTATTTGGTACTGTAATTGTGACTAATCAAACTGGATTTGATTATTTAGATGGAGAAGTAGATAAACAAGGTAGGCCAATTTTATCTGATGATATTGCTAATCCAACACAAAAGAAATTCAAAGGATATACAGTTATGGTTTATTCTGATGCGATGTTGCCAAACACAGGAACTAAAGCACCAATTTTCTATGGTAATTTATCAGAAGCTATTAAATTTGTTGATTATAATGGATTAATTAGCTTTGCTACTTCAAGTGAAGCTGGATTTATGAGTAATACTACTATTGCAAGACTTATAGAATTTATTGATGTAATTCAAGTGGATAAATCCGATAAGTGCTATATAGCCGGTACTATTGATACTACTGTAACTGGTGCTTAACTAAGAGTTTTTACACTCCTTTAAAATTTAAGGAGGGATAATATATGGATTTAGAGCAAGTAAAAAAGTTCTTAAGAGTTGATTTTAGTGAAGATGATACTTATATAACGCTACTAATTGATGTTGCTAAAGAGTATATAGTAGATGCAGTTGGTAAGTATGATGAAACAAGTGCTAGATATAAGCTGTTGTTATTTAATATCGTTTCTACTTTATATGAAAATAGACAATATACAATAGATAGGAGTAATGAAAAAGTTGCTTATACATTAAAAAGTATTATATTGCAATTACAATTGTAATATATAGGAGTTGATAATGTGGAAGGTTTAAAATTAAATACCCTGCTTGAATTGTGGGGTATGGTACCTTTTAAAAATGAATTAGGTGAAAATGATACAAGAGAAGGGAAAATAAAAGATATATGGTGTGAAGTTATTTCGATAGGTGGAAGTGTTAGCACTATATCCAATACAGAAATAGAGTATTCCAGTGTAACCCATAAAATAAGATGTAGAAAGTTAAGCATAAAAGAACCAAGCAAAGATATGTCTTTTAAAGATAAAGAAGGAAATAAGTACGAGGTACAGTATTTTCAAAGAGATTTTAAGAAAAATAAATTTATAGAGTTTATGACAAAAATATTATATGAATAGAGGTGCTAAATGGGTGAATTTGAATTAAGAGAATGGGAGAAAGAACAATTAGTACAAAAATATAATGAGTTGAAAGAAGAACATGAGGGTATAAAAAGGCAACTAGATGAAGCAGGGGTATTAATAGACCAACTTCATAAAATAAAAGCTGAATGTTTTGAAAAAATGCAAGGTATAAGAAAGGTACTCTTAGAAAAGTATAATTATCCGGTGGTGTAATTATGGCTAATGGATTTAATACTACACAATTAGATAAGTTTAGCAAAGGGCTACTAAATACAGCTAAAAATGAGTATCCTAAAAAATCAAAATCTTTCTTAAGAAAAGAAGCCAGAAAATTAAATAAAAAAAATAAAGCTACTTTTGCCTCTAAGGGTATAGGAGAAGAAACAGGTAATTTAAAAAAAGGCTTTAAAGCTGGTAAATTATATAAGTATAAAGGTAAAGAACTAGCTATAAGAGCTTATAACAGTTCCCCACACGCACATCTACTTAATAATGGGTGGATGCATAAAGCTAAAAATGGGGACGAAAAATTCATTCCAGGATTCCATTTTATAGAGGAATCTGCACAATCATTTAATAGTGAATATTACACAGATATAGACGAGTTTTTAGATGAATTATTTGATTAATTAAGAAAATATTCCTTAAAAATATAAAATATGTTATTCTATATTTGGGGGGTGCATACAATGCAAATGTTCGAAGTAAGAAAAGATATAAACCAAATAAGTGGCAATTATGCAGGCGACTATCCAAATATTGCAATGAGCGGTATGCTGAAGCTAAAAATAGATAAGGATAAATTAATATTTAAGCAACTATGGAAAACATATCATAAATTAGATTTAAAAAATATCACAGATGTACAGCTAAAGACAGAAGAAGAAATAAGCAAAGATGTAACATTAACAAGACTTTTAGTTTTTGGGATATTTGCCTTAGGATTAAAGAAAAAAAGAACCCAAGAAAGATATTTTATTATAATATCTACAGAGGAAGAAGGATTTAAAAACGACTTTGTAATGGAAATAGATAGCGCTAAAGGCTTTGGTTTACCTATGGCGCAAGGATTCGTAAAAACCCTAAGAAAAGAAGTAATAAAATATAGAGATTAAGAATATGCAATGCATATTCTTTTTTTATTTGGAGGGATTATAGATTGTAACATTAAAAGAAATAAATAAGGCTATAGTACAGCAGGTTAAAGAAGGTTTAAAGGATACAGATTATAAAGATATTCAATTTTCATCTACAGATATAAGAGAAAAGATCACAAGACCTTCTTTTTATGTAGATTTTCTTGAAAATAAAACAAGTATGTTAAATGGAGAAGCAAGTCAAAGAAATTTTGATATTGGGCTTTTTTATTTTTCCCAAAATCGAGAAACCAATAAGATTGAACTATTAGAAATGCAAGATTTGTTAAGTCTTATATTCCAAAATGGAATTAAAGTTTATGACGACTATTACATAGCTGTAAATGAGTGTGAATTTGATTCTAGAGGAGAAGAAGGTTTGTTAATAACAACATTAAGTGACTTATATAGTCTAAGTGAAATAGAACAGACCGGAGAACCTTTAGAGGAATTAGAAATGGAAAGGTGGTAAATATATGGCTAATACATTACCAAATATAAATATTTTATTTAAACAGCGCGCGGCAACTTTTACCCAAAGGGGAGGAGTTGCTATTCTGCTTTTAAAGGACGATACAGATAAAAATTTTAATACAGCAGAGTACAAAACACTAACAGATTTGGAACTAGACGAAGCTAAGTATACACCAACCAACTTACAGTACATAAAGGATACTTTATTAGGGAAAACAAGCAAGGTTGCAGTTGTAAGGGTAGATGTAGAAAAAGAATTTACAGATGCCTTGAATATAGTTAAAAATCTATATTCAACCGGATGGATAAGTCTAGTGTCAGAAACTAAAACCGATTATGATACTTTAGTTTCTTGGATAAAGACTAGAAGGGATACAGATAAAAAGACTTTTAAAGCCATAGTTTTTAATCCTACAACACCACCAGATTACGAGGGAGTTGTAGTACTAGGAAATGAAAAAGTAATTTTTAAGGACAACACTAGAGGGGAAAAAGCAGGGTATGAGTTTCTACCCACTCTATTAGGATACATAGCATCTGCCGGGGTAGATACTGGAACGACTTATATGGCTATGGAGAATTTAAAAACTGTTTCAGAACCTGCAAGTACTAATCAAGAAATTCAAGCTGGAAAGCTGATTTTGATAAATGATGAGAACATAGTAAAAATTGGATTAGGAGTTAATTCTCTAACTACATTTACCCAAGATAAAGAAGATTTTTCTTTAATTGAAGTCATAGAAACAATGGATTTGATTAAAGACGATATAAGGAAAACTTTTAAAAATAATTATATAGGTAAATTTAAAAACAAACTGGATAATCAAATGTTATTTATAAGTGCCGTTAATACTTATTTTAGTAATCTAGCCGCGAGAGATGTACTAGACAGTTCCTATAATAATGAAAGCTTCATAGATGTAGAAGCGCAAAGAAAAGCTTGGGTGGATAGTGGAAAGCCAGAAGCTAAAGAATGGGACGATACAACAGTTAAAAATACCACTTTCAAAAGAAAATTATTCTTAGGTGCAAATATAAAGATATTAACTAGTATGACGGATTTAACACTAGTTATCACAATGGAATAGGAGGGGTTTTATGGCTACTAATAAAGGAAATGAAGTTATATCTGGAAATGAAGGACGTGTTTGGATTAATACAGAACTATGGAGCAATTTATCTTCCATAGAAGCTAAATGCAGTTTGGAAACCGAAGACATAAGATTCGTAGGGGATCCAAACAAATATACAAAAATAACTGGAAACAATATAGAGGGCACTGTAACAATTAAAAAGACAGATTCTAGGGCGCAAAGATTGCTAGCGGAAGGGTTTAGGACTTTGAATATGCCAGACATAAGCATAGTTATTGCAACTGCAAAGGTAAATAATAGTAAGGTAGAAAGATTAAAATTAGAAGATGTTACATTTACAGAACTTCAGCTTGCCAAGCTAGAGGCTGGCGCAATGGTAGAGGAAGAACTACCGTTCACAGCAAGTTCATTCGAATATTTAGAATTGATTTAAGGGGGATAAATAAGTATGAGTAAAGCTAAAAAAATAGCGTTAGAGGATTTTATAAAAAAAGCAACTGACAAGTACAATAAAAGAAAAAGAGTTGTAGATATAGAAGTGGAAGGTTTCGGGATACTGACATTTACAAGACCTTCTGACTCTGATTTATTAGAGTTTAAAAATACATTAGCTAATAGTATAAAAATGTCTAAAGATGAAAGCATTGATAAATTAGACTATAGACAAATGTTAAATGCATCTAAAGAACTTATATACAATAGTTGTGAGTTTTTACATAGTAACGAACTTATGCAAGATTTGGAGTGTGGAGAACCTTTTGACATTCCTATTAAGGTATTCGGTATAGATGGAACTATACAACTAGCACAAAAAATAAATGAAGCTTTTGAGGATAGTAATGTAGAAACAGTAATAAAAAACTCATAAGAGGTAATAATGACGAGGGCGGGGAACTAAGTTGGATAAGCTACTACTTAGATAGAAGTTCCCAACCTTTGGATTATTACCTCAATCTAGACGCGTTACAAAAACAATTTTATATAGAGAGTATGCAATATAACATTAAACTTAAAGTTAAATATGATAAATCAAAATTAGATTATATATTTGGGGAAGGTAAAAAATAACCTTCCTTTTTATTTTGTAAGAAAGGAGGTTATATATGGCTTCAAAAACCATAGGTGTTGTCCTTTCTCTACGCGACCAAATGAGTAACCCACT